CTCCGCCATATTCTTTAACCTTACTATTATAAGTATCTGTCAATCTGTCTTGCTCTGCAACCTTAGCCTGTTTTTTTGTCATCTGGTCATCCCACCAGTGTGAACCTAATTCTTTTTCGCTAATAAAACCTTTAGCATTTAAAATCTTTTCTTCTTCTCGTTTATTATGAACTTTTTTTCCAAGTGCCATTGAATAAACACCTTGGCCATCTAGACCAGCATTCCAGCCGTCATTCCAGATTGAAGCTGTCTTTGCAATCAACGGTGGAAGTCTGTGCATTACTATATCACAATTGACGCAGAGGATTTCAACAACAGAACTTGATCTTAAAAACTTCTCTTCTACTGAGCCGCAGTTGGGGCACTTATAATCATGTAATGGCATTTTTAACCTCTGCCCTGTAGGGCTGTAGCAAGCTGCTGAGCAGAGGTTTCATTTGTAGCTACACCGCCCTGGATGTTACCTACGTCTGCGGCTGAGGGGCCAGGAGCAGCTTGAGGAGGTGCCTCTGGTACATCAAGGAAGGTCTTGGGCAGCTCGTACATTCTTATGATTTCTTCTTTGATAACGCCTGGAGGAACACCGAGGCCCTGCAAGGTTGGAAGTAAACTTAAAAGATTTTGTTTTTTAATTGCATCAGATAGAGGCGTAGATCCTTGGTCTAACGCGTTAATCCTAAACTTGCCTTCGAGATCATCAGAAGTGATTGTTCTTCCTTCACCCTCAACATTGAGCACAGCCTTCTCGCCATCATCTGCAAGAAGTACCAGTGTTCTGAGATAAACATTAACAATTCCTTCTAGGGCATTGTCTCTTTCTCTTGCAAGCTTACCAATCTCAGAAGCAGAATACTGAGCAAGTGCAGTGATCTCTGTGGCTGTTGCTTTAGTAGCTTCACCACGGGCGAATGGTGCAAGTGAAGATCCTCTGTTGATGTCACTTTCAATGTAGTTTTGGTAACGGTCAAAGTTAGATGAGATTGGTTCTACACCAACAGGTTTAATGATTCCTTCTAAGGTGTCGCTGTCAACTGGAATCATTGCTCCGTCTACGCCGCTTGTAATCTGGGCGAGGCTCTCTTCGTCAACCATGCCTTCTCTAAAGAGATACTGTCTGCTGTCTCTTCTGGTTGCGTTGGCCCAGTAAGTACGCAAAATGTTTTTTTCATAGAATTGGTCGTAAAGTCTGGCTACTGCAGATAGGCCTTCCATTGGCTTGCTTGGCGACCTGCTATAGAAAAGAGGAACGATTGGGGACATAGGATTGTCATTGTAGGTTCTGACAGGTATCTCTGATTTGAGAATTATTCCATCGCCATTCTTGTAGCTAGGCGACCAGTAGTAGACCTCATCGTTTAGAAGGTCATAAAGCTCAACAATCTCAATGTAAAGATAATCATCAGGCAGATCAGCATAGTCTTGCTTGGTGTAACTGACTGGGCCGCCACCTTCATCAAAGTAGTTTTCTTTAGGAACAGCAACAAACTTTTTTTGTCCAAATTTTCTTTTGGCTTCTACCATATTGAGATAATAAGTATGGCCAATAAATCTTTGATCTTCTGCACCAGTGGCATCTCTGTCTAGCATTACTTCCCAGCAAGGAATTGCTCTGATAGTAACTTTGTCTAGCATTTCATCGCTCTGTACTGGTGATAGCTTGAGCGCGCTGTATTGGTAGATTAGGGCTAGTCTTGATGCAATCTCTAGCTGTTCTCTTTGATTATAAAGAAATCTATTTGCAGCTGCTTGGGCCAACTTAGGATCTCCACCAGTTGCGGCTAGATCAGGGCCTATAACAACGGATGGTGACTTAGAGAATAGGGAAGATATAAAAGATTCTACGTAGTTATAGCAGTCAGAAGTTTCTATTCTGATCATGCTTTCATCGTATTCTTGTTCTCTCCAGAATTTGCTCTCGTATGCATTTTTATACTTTTTTAGTTCACCGGCTCTCTGTTTCCAGTAATCTTTATGATCCTGCCAGATTATTCTGATAAATTTCTGTGTGTCATCGTTATTTCTAGCCATAAAATGATCTCCGCTTTATAATATTGATGGAAAAGTCAAGCCGCTCTGTAGAGCTAGTATCTACGATTTATACCTATACCAACACCGTTATTTTGTATTGCTCTGTTAACTTTCTTTGCGTGAATCCAATTAGGCAGGAATGGCTTATGCTTCATTTGTACTTTAGCTATGCAAACGTAAGCTAAAGCAATAGCTATAGCATTGTCACCGTGGCCGTCTATATTATCAGGGATATCTATAAGACCTCTATCAGTAAGCTGCAAGGCTCTTAGTTCAGAATAAGTAATCATATCTATAGATCCTATGTAGCCTTCTGATAATAGGGCTTTAAGATTCTCGAACATTTCTGTTTTAGATTTGCTTGTAGTATTCCAGTCTTTGTCGTTCTCTTTCCAGATGTTATAGTAGCCTAGATGTCTTAGCTCATTTAGAACAACGTTGCCGAAGTTATTGCTTTCAATCAGCACTAAGGCTCCGTTATAATCTGTAGCAATCTCTTGAATGCGCTTAGCAAGTGGAGCCGGGGCAATGTGTCTAGACCTGTAGATCATTACAGGATTGTAGGTTTTTTTACTAACAACATAAATAACACTGTAATCTCGCCCAACGCCAGCGGCAACATCGACACCGATTGCATAAGAATCATCTTTATCTGGGCCTATCAACTGATTCCATTCTACAGGTTCTATTGGTAAAACCTCTACGTTCTCGAAGTCTTCTTTCCTAAAGTATACATTGCCTGTCTGACTATAAGCATCTTCTATGTCTGCAGGAAATTCTCTTCTAAATTTCTCAAGGCCAATTTTAGAAACTTTTTTTCTTCGCCAGGCAATCTGCTCCATGTCAAGGTTAAACTTGGCTTTAAGTATTTCCTCTTCCTCTGAGAGGACCATGTCACCTGGATTAGACCTATATGCCTGATGATAAAACCAAGGAAAGAAAAGCTGATTCCAGTCTGCTTCGCCTCGCGTAGCCTTTGTCCATTCTTGGTGAAGTGCATCGTTAAAATGATTTGCTGTGCTTTCTATAACAAGCTGACCATCGTTAAGTGCATTCAATGCAGTGGCTTTTAGTTCCTCTGGATTTGGAGAAAATGTATATTCTGACATGTGAAGATACGAACAAGTAAATGAACGAATACCGCCCTCGGCACCAGCAGATACAGCAATTATCTTTGCGCCAGAATCTTTAAATTTTATTTCTGTGGTATTCTCAACCTCTAGTTCTTTCTGTAAAAACTTAGGCAGGTTGTCATAGAAGATCTTATGCATACTTAACAAATGCTTAGCTGATTGTAACTTATGAGAAAGTATTGCGAAGGTTGCTGGCTCTTTACTTACATATATCTTCCAGAAGAAGTAGGCCCCAACGATTGTGCTGGAACCTATCTGCCGACCTTTAAGTATTAATGTTGGCTCGCCTTTCTCGAGGGCAATGATAATGTCGACCTGCTCTCTATTTGGAACGAGGTTTACCAGCTTGCCTTCTTTGTTTATAATCTTTAATCTTTTTATAAATTCAACCGGATTGTTTAAAATCCTTTGGACATCGGCCTTTGTTCCCATTAGTTCTCCAGGCTAGATTCTAGATAATCTTGAACATCTTTTAGATATTCGTCTATCTGTGATATATCATCATCTTCTTCTTTTGAAACGTTTTTGATTGTCTTGGCATACTTGTCAACCATTTTGTTAACTTCCTCTAATTTAGCAGAGCCGTTAATAAATAGATTTAAAGTATTGATAAGAGCGAGCCTGAGGCCCTCATCGCCATTAGTTCTTCTAGCCCAATGCTTTAATTTGTTTATATAATTTACTGGCCTAGGCATTATTTCTCCCGTACATTTTTGTTACATTTAAGTACATACATTATAGGGAAAGTCAAGAAGCCAATACTTTTAGGATACTTAAACCTTTCTTTAATTCTTGATGCATATATTGTTTAGTTACGCCTCTTTCTTTTCCTAGGGCCAAGAGCGTTTTGCCTTCGAAGAAATAGTCCCAGATTATTGTTTTATATTTGGGAGGCATATCTTCCAACAAATCATGAATATCTATATTTTCATCAAGCTGGATAACGCCGTCGATTTTATTTATCATTTCGTCTTCGGGATTATAGCTGCTAACCGTGTCGATTATACGATCTATATTGTCGGATACTATGTAACGCCATTTTTTATCTTTCATTGTTGCTCCATTATTGATTACTAAAATGAAAAGGCCCCAGCGGTGGAGGAATCCGCTAGAGCCTAGTCATTGGGGGAATAATCGGTAATCTCTATAACGGTTTCTATAACACTACTAAACATTCTAAACTAAACAAGGGGGCGACGTGTCTGTTAAGAATTTATTTTATCATGCACACGATGACCAGACCACCTGAGCACCGCGTACACCATTATACAGCAGTATTAATAGAAATTGAGACTTCCTGAAGATTTATTTTCAATTATTTTATGACCCCGACTCCGCGGCTAACAAAAAAGCCCCGAAGGGGCCCCGACTCCGCGGCTTATTCAAATGATCCGATTTTAATATACTTTCCGCGTCCAATAATCTTTACAAGTTTATCACCATTATAATTATGATATAGTGGATGTATTATAAGGCTTGCTTTCTCTACATCAGAGCAATTATCCCATATAAGTTCTTTGCTTGAAGTTCCACTGTGTAGCCAAAAGCTCCTTATAATAAGTTTATCTTTACCAATAAGGTTCCAAGTCATCCAGAACTGGCTTGGCTTGTTATAGTCATGACAGACTTGCCAACTTAGAATGGCGTATGTATCAGGTGATAATTGTATCTTTATTCCTAATATACTTCGATCATCATAACCTTTAACTGATGATGGATTAGGTCTCCTGATAATATGATTATCAACCAAATAACCGTCCAATTTTTTACCGACCATTGTCTCTTCTTGCATGCTTACCTCCATCTTATAAATAAATAATAATAGAAATTTTGGGACCGCGGAGTCGGGGCCCCCCATGACAATATAATACGGCACGGAATTTTCCGCATTTGAAGGTTTTGGTCGGGGCGCAAATTATTTTCAGGCTTTTTTAATTTCGATTACAGAAAATCGCGCTCCCAATACTTAATATATGCGAAGCATCAGCCGGAGGCTAAAGGGTGAGGAGGCAAGGATGCCGCGTCAGGTGCGAGCTACGCTCTGGGATTATTCCTACAATGGGAAAATTAGCCGGCATTCCCTTTTGTTGGTTTTTATCCACCCCGCGTTCTTAATCATAAAATACAGCCCCGTATAATATTTTCGGGTCGAGGCAAAATAATTTATCAAAAGTGTACTGGATCTGGTAATAATACATCATAATGTATAGAGGCAGTCATGAAAACAATGAAACCAGATATGATCTTCGGCGACATAAGCAGCTTTGTTAATAAGGCTAGTAACACGTCGGTCGCAGAAGCTAAAGAAGAAATGGATAGCGTAGAACTTATTTATCAGATCTACCTTGAGGCTATGAACGGCACATCAACCGCAGCCGAGCAGGTTAGAAAATTCTACGATAACTGGACAGGCGAAGAAAAGCTAGCAAAGAAAAGAATCAAGATGCTTTGTTGGAGCTATTGTAGTAACTTAATGAAAACAATCAAAAACAGGAGGCAGCTAATGATCGACAATCACGAGACTATAGTTAGCAACACAATTTCAAAACCATTCATTTCACCCGCACACATTCTCATGGGTTACAATCTCACAGAAGACGAGAAGATCCTAGCTCTCTGGAAGATGGACCTCATCGAAGAGGATGAAGCCAAGGAGATTCTAGAAGTCAGAAGCAGCAAGACCCTTTACAATCGCTGGGATAAACTGAAAGCTAAACTTAAAGCAACCCTCGGAGGCAACTAAGATGTACGGTGATTTTTATTCAGATTTAAAAACAGGAAAAATAGCAGAGAGAATCATTGAAAATTGGTTAAAAGAACAAAAGCTTAAAAATACAATTAGTTCTTATAAAAGAACAGAGCC